TTTGGCTACAGTATCAAATACCTCCCTGCTGACTATTGCTTCGTGCGTATTTTCTACTGTAACCCAGTCCTCTTTCGCCCTTTTAATCTGTTTCCCGGTTACCCGGTTTACCTCTGTTTTTAGAAGAACCATATCTCCGACATATTTTTCATTCTGAAGAATACCATTGACTACCCCAGCCTCCCAGTAACACTTCCTTGCATTTGTATTGACAGCTCTTCTATCGCCTGCATGATACTTATATTCCGTTGGAGGCAGTATTTCTCTGGCATTCAGATTTGCAGCTATCTCCGTGCTCGACATTCCAGACAGCTTCATACTGAAAATTTCCCTAACCACTGCCGCTGCTTCCGGATCAATTTCAAGCCTGAAATGATTTTCTTTTGACTTCTTATATCCATACAATGTAACACAAGCCCTGTAATCTCCTCTTTCAGCAGACTTCTTCCACGCAAGTTTTTCTTTTTTGGAGGTTTCCCTTGCATAATAATCATAAATCAGGTTTTTAAAGGAAATATCAAGTCCTCCAATTTCACCATTCTCAAGCATGTCACTGTCATAACAGTCATTAACGGATATAAACCTTATGCCATGCACAGGAAAGAACTGTTCCATATAATCCCCAAGTTCAATATAATCCCTGCCAAACCTCGAAAAATCCTTTACGATAATGCAGTCGATTTCTCCCCGTTTAGCCATTTCTATCATATCCACAAACTGGGGACGATTGTCAAAATGCGTGCCCGAAAATCCATCATCACATCTTTCCAATACCGTGGCACCCGTAAATTCAACCCTGGAATTTATATATTCATAAATCATCTTTCTCTGGGCTGTAATACTGTTGGATTCATCCTTCATTTCATTATATCTTATGTCGTCATCCTCAGACGAAAGTCTTATATACATACAGATAACATAGTCGCTTTGTCCTGTATCTACACTGTCCCGCATAACATCTTCCTTTCCGCTATCAGACCTTCAAGCTGCTCCAGCTGGTCAGTAAATGTGTATTCAACTTCAATTCTGTTGTCCCCGAAAAAAGTAATTCGCTTGATGAATGCACGGATAATTTCCGGTGTCAGTTCTGTAAAGCCGGAATATTTTTTCATATTATCCGAAACTTCAAAGCAAACCACCGCATCCTTTTTCAGCAAACGAATGGCATCATCCAGTTCTTCACTCTGTTTCTTCAATACTTCCATCTTTTTTACATAATCTGCTTTCAGGGATAAATATTCTGCTTCTGATATGGTATCATCCTTCAAATCCTCATAAAGATTCTGGATTCTCGCCTCAATCACTTCCACTTCGTTAAGTACATTATTTTTCTTTTGCTCAAGCTGTTTTCTTTCGTCCACTGCCGGCTTCCTTTGATTTAACTCGTGAAGCATATCTTCCCGTTCCATATACAGACCAATATGCAGGTTAATCAGCTCTTTGACTATTTCTTCGAGTTTCTCCATCTTCATATTCTTTTTAGTGCATTCTTCACGATAAGAAGTATTCCTGCAAATATAGGTATAGTAATGGTGGTATCCGCTTGGAAGATTTACCGTTCTTCTATATAGTGAAAGCTTGCAATCACAGTCATTACAATATAGCAGCCCCTTAAAAATATCTTCTTTTCTATTGAGATGCTTATACTTATTCTGTACTTCCATATGCCTGCTTTTCACATCGTCCATCAGCTCCTGTACCCTGTAAAATGTCACCTTGTCCACAATAGGCTCATGCGTTCCCTTCACATATATCCTCTGTTCTTTTTTCTGACGGTGATCAGGAATTCCTTTATATAATGCGCCCTTCTGATACCCCTGTTCCATATCTCCAATATAAACAACATTTCTTAAAATACATGCAACACTGCTCCCGTCCCATTGAACATCCTTATATTTTGTATTTTTTTCCATCCCTTTTTGTATTCTGTATTGCATAGGTGATGGAACATTCATCTTATTAAGTAATCCGGCAATAGACGTAACGGATTTTCCTTCCAGTCTCCACGCAAACATATCTTTAATTATCTGCATCGCATCAGGATCAGGAATTAAATGATGACAATTCTCCGGGTCTTTAACATATCCAAGTGGAGGCTGCGCTCCAATGAATTCTCCTAATTTCTGTTGATTCTCTTTTGAAATGGACACTCTTTTTGATATATCCTTCGCATATGCCTCATTAATCAAATTCTTCAGAGGTACAAGCATTCCATCTTCCATAGGTTTGGAATATAGCGAATCAAACCCATCTGAAGCACAGATAAAACGGATTCCATACATAGGAAATATCTTTTCCAGATAATTGCCTACTTCCAAAAAATTTCTGCCAAGTCTTGATAAATCCTTTACGACAATGCAGTTAAATTTCCCCTTCTTCATATCATCTATCATTCGCATAAAATCCGGACGGGCAAAATTTGTACCGGAGAAGCCTCTGTCGCAATAACACTCTACAAGTTCCATATCATCTTTTGAATCAATATAATCCCTGAGTAATGAAATCTGATTGTCTACAGTATGACTTGTTATTTTCCTATCATCCTCATTGGAGAGTCTTGCATAGATTACTGCCTTATATATCTTTGCCGATGACTTATTGTTGTTTATTGTTTCTGCCTGTTTCTTATTACCAGCTCTATTGCTTGTTCTAGCCATATTACACCGCCTCACTTTCTGAATAATTCTTAGTTGAATATGCATCCACATATTTCTTCATTGCCGCAAATGCATTTTCAAACCGATATCTGATTTCCACTCTGTCAGAAGAATATACCATCACTTTATCAATCAGTATCGCTACTGCATTTCTGGTAAGCTCTGTTATATGTCCAACCTTCTTAAATTCCTCAATCCAAGCCTGTGATTCATTCTCATTGTCAAGAATCATTCTCTTATCTGCTTCAAATGCTTCAAGCTCTCTGGCAGCTGTTTCTATCTTTTTATCATAGTCCGTCTTAAACATCATATATTCCTGCTTATCAAGGATTCCTTCCTTATAATCTTCATAAAGATGCAGTTTTCGCTCCTGATACTTAGACAATTCCTCCTGCTTTTTCTCAATTCTTTTATCATACTTACCTACATCAGCTTTCATATAGGATGCCTTTTCGATTATTTCCATCTCCTTAGCATAATCCATAACAAGATTTACCTGATAAATCGTGTTCTCGCACACCATATCTGTCAGTTTTTGCTCTGCAATCCGGTGATTACTGCACACATTTTTATCCTTTTTGTTGCTGGAACATACATAATAGACATATTTTTTCCCATGTGCCGGAACAGTCTTTCTAATCATAGCTCTGCCGCAATCCGCACAATACACAACACCGCCAAGAAGATATATGGAGTCAGAATCCGGCGAAACCCTGGTATCTCTTATAAGAAGCTCCTGCACCATTTCAAACTGTTCTCTGGATATGATTGCTTCATGATTATCTTCACGCCTGATCCACTCTTCTTCCTGCTTCTTAACTTTCTTCTTTACCTTATAGTTTGGAGTCGTAGTTTTACCCTGAACGAGTGTCCCGGTATATATTTCATTCTTCAATATACGAAGAACCGCATTATAACTCCACAAAGCCTGCGTCTTCTTTTTGAAGTTATCATTAATACGGATACCAAGGCTTTTCTTGTACTCATATGGGCAAAGTATTCCATCTGCATTAAGCCTGTCTGCAATCGCCTGTTGACTCATGCCACATATTTTCATCGCAAATATATCCTTTACAATCTCCGAGGCATATTCATCCACAACAAGCTGATTCTTATTGTCAGGGTTTTTCAAATACCCATACACAACAAAATTACCTATATAATCGCCGTTCTTGCGTTTAATCTGCAAATTTGTACGCACCTTGATGGAAATATCTCTTGCATACGCATCATTCACCAGATTTTTAAACGGAATAATCATATTGGTTCCGTAACCGTCTTCCGAGGTTTCACTGTCATAATTGTCCGTAATTGCAATAAATCTGACACCAAGCATTGGAAATATCTTCTCAATGTAACGTCCTGATTCAATATAATTACGCCCAAATCTCGACAGATCCTTGACTATGACACAATCTGCCATACCATTCCTTATATCTTTTATCATTGATTGGAATCCCGGTCTCTCGAAATTAACACCACTGTAACCATCATCAATGTATGTATCATACACGGTTATCTCCGGGTGGGACTTTAGGAAGTCCATGACCAGTTCTTTTTGATTGGCTATACTGTTGCTGATTTCTTTACTTCCATCTGCAACATCCCCATCCTCTCTTGATAATCTGAGATAAATGGCAGCCTTATAGATTTTTTGAATTGTACTCGCCATAATTTATTCTCCATTTCTTAGTATTAACCAAGAAAAACAAAATAAATATGGGGTTTGAATGATATCCTGCATTTTCTTGGACAACTTTTATTGTTAATCCAAGTGCAGGCGTTTTAAGTCCTGCATTTAGATTAACATAATTTTATGAATATTTCCACCACTAATTTTGCATCGTCTTTAAATCAGAAATCAGATAATTACCGTCAAGTAAATGTTGGCAATTTTTTCAACAAGGGCAACGGAGAGAT